GCTGCTGTTTGTGTTTTAGGTTCTAGTCCAATATAAGAGTTATAACCTATACGTTCATCATTAATTGTAGTAGATACTGCACCACCTGCAACTAAAGTAATATCACCTGTATTGTTAGACTTACCCTCTACAAGGTTATTTACAATCTCTGCTACACTTCTAGCATCACCACCTGTCCAAGGCAGTTTACGGTACATATCACGAGCCATTATCTAGTGCCTTGTGTAGAGTAATCTATATCTAGTCCAATAGCTGATTTCCAATCTGCACCAGTAGGTGTAAGACTTACTCTATGATAACGACCTGCACTTCTTACAGAACATCTATCTTCTTCACTTGCTGTGACTGTAGAACCATAAGTAATAGTGTCATTTAACATACGTCTAGAAGCCACAGAAACGCTTGCAGAGCCATTATCTACAGAAGGTCTGATAAGAGTAAGCACAGAGTTATAACCGTATTCTAGGTCGTTTGTGGTAATGTTTGCTGTAGCGTTAGTTCCTGTAAATGTAATAATTCTAGTACCACGAACACCACCAAATAAGAATTTACCGCCTTTATATAGTCTATCGTCTAGTGTAGTAGTAATGGTATCTACAGTCTTGAGTGCTGCTGCGGATGCTGCCATATCTATGGCTACACCTGTACCTGAACCTGCGCCTGTAGCTGTAAATAATACGCCTACAGTATTAGCTACTGCACCAATAAGAGTAAAGTCTGTTGAGCCTACTGTTCTAATAGTATATTGTTTTGTGGCTACAAAAGAACCTGCTGTTACGTTATAAGCAGAGTCAATACCATCTAAAGATGTACCTGAAGTAGCTAGTGTAGATAAATAGTCTACATCTGTATCTGCTTCACACCATTTTTGTGTTTCAAAGTTATAAATAATTAGTGAACGACCACCGGATACGTTGCCATAATTCCAAATAACTAAATTACGTTCAGGGTCTACTGCTGCTGATATAGAGTCAATGTCACCAATGTTAGCGTTGTTAAAGAAGTATCTATCTACTTTTTCAGAACCTATACCTGTAAATGTTTGTCCGTTTGTAGAGTAAAAACCATCATCTGATAAGAAATAAGCTGTGCCTGCGTATTGTGCTATAGAGTTACCTTCTATACATCCTACGTTACGAGATATAGTGTCAAATTGGAATATAAGAGGTGAACCTATGTATGACATTCTGACAATGGCTTTTTCTAAGAATATAATACCAAACTCGCCACCAACGACACCAGTAATGTCACCGCCATCGGGGAGCAATTGGAAGTCACTTTGAGAAGTGGCTGTCGTAGTCCAAGTACTTGCGTCATTAATACCTGACCATTGCACTTTGTTAGGGTTAGTACCTGCACCAATATTACCTGCAACTACAAAGTCACGAACTGCTGTAATGTATTTAGCAACAGGAGCTTCTGAGCTTGCATCTGCAAAAGCTGTAGAACTGTTTACGTCAAACGCTTGTATCTTTTCAGAGCCATTAGAGGCAAGTGCTAAATTACCAAACTGTAAGAATTGCCATTTATTAACACCTGTATATCCACCTGCTTTAGACTCGTCTACTAAAGATAAGTCAGTATTGTCTACTTTAAATAGTTTAGTAGCACCACCAGCAAAGATAAATACATCATTATCTACTTTAGCTGCAAATACATTATTAAGTGCTTCTGACGCTGCACCTGAATAATCTACTGCTGACTTAAATGGACCATATCCTACAGCTAATGGAATAACATTATTAGCTTCTGATACTGTATCTAAGATAGATGGTTGGTCTGGTAACCATTCTTTAAACTGTATGCGTTGTGTAGGCATGTTAAGCCTTCATAATGTAGCAAAGTGCAAAATAAGGTGGTAAGTTAGCATTAGTACCACTAGAGCCTGTAGAAGCATTTGTTGTAGCAACTGTAATACCTGTTGTTGCAGTAGATGTATTACTTGTACCACTTCCACGATAAGCTGTCGTTGCACCACCACCACCAATTGCATCACCAACTACCACAGGAAGTGTATGTAAGTGACCAGGGTCTGTAACTGTTGATGTTGCAGTATGAGTATGAGATACTACAATAGCATCTGCACTACCACCTGTTGCACCTACAGCATAAGTAGATGTAGCACCAACTACAAAACGGTTGCGTAAGTCTGGTGTAGAATTAGAACCATCACATAACAACCAACCACTAGGAATAGAAGCTGAAGAACCTGACCATAGCATAATCATACCAGCTACAAAAATATTACCCCATGTAGGAGTGGCTGACCCTGCTGATAAAATAACTTGACCAGAAGTTCCTGTTGAGCCATCTAGTTTAAACCCACCTGTAATGTCAATAGTTCCAGATGCAACTAATGTGCCTGAGCAAGTAAATGGGTCACCACTTGTGCCATCTTGTTGGTCTTTTAACTGTGCCATTAAAGTTCTAACAGCATTGTTTAAGTTAGCAGGTGAACATCCTTCTGCAATGTTAATATTACTAATGTCTGTGTTGTTTGCTGACGTTGCTGAATATTCACTAATTTTTGTTTTTGCCATTTTTTATCCTTAATTAACTAACCTTGACGTAACCAAACGTCTGTACCTGGTGATACTTCTATCCATATATCTGTTGATGGTGTAATGTCTGTCCATGTTTCTCCGCCTGGAGTAATAGGTGTCCATCCTTCACCAACAATAACACCTTTTGCTAAAATAGTAGCATTACCATTAATTGTACCATTGCCACTATAATTTGCATTGCCTAGTGCTGTTACATAAGCATAACCATTTATACTGCCATTGCTTGAATAATTAACATTACCTAATGCTGTAACTGAAGCAAGACCGTTAATAGCACCACTAAATGAAATAACACGATTACCATCTGCTGTAACATTAGCAACACCGTTAATAGAGCCAGAAAATGAGCCAATACGATTACCGTTAGCTGTTACATAGGCATAACCGTTTACTTGTGCAGATGCACGAAAGGCTGGGTCTTCATAACCTAACGCACTTATAGGTGCTTCAGATATGGCATTAAAGCCTAACATTATTCTGCTACTTTAACTTCTGGTTCAGGTGTTACCCATGGTAATGGTTGTTCGCTAGGTGTGACAGGTGGGTTAGCTTGTGAGTCTATACTTCCTGCAATCGTAGCTTCATAACTTGCTACACCATCTGCACCTAAAGTGTCTTTAATCCAACCTACGACTTGTTCTTCTGTAAGTTCAGCATAAGGTGTGAAGTTAGGGTCATCAGCCGATATAGTGAATTGTGTTGTGTTGCTACCTAATGTTTCTGAGTATGTGCCATCTGTGCCTGATACAGCCCATTGTGCTAATACTACGACATCTGTTTCACCTTCTACTTCAGGTAGAGTGTACATAGATGTTACTGACCATGTGTATGTTATTGCCATTTATTGCTCCTATGCTGTTACAGCCTTAATGACTGCAAAATTAAATACTGGTTGTTCTGTTGTAGTGCCACCTGTAGTAGCAAAAGTAATTTGGAAGCTACCTGCTGCAACGGCTGTAATCAAAATAATATATTTGTCTGTACCTGATTTTTGATTAACAATAATAGTATCTGTTGCTGCTACAGTTGAATTAGTAACAGTAAATGATTGATAGGTTGCTAAACCTGCAGCAGATACAAGGGTAATTGCACCATTTGTTTTATTTAAAGTAACACCTGTAGTTCTTGATGTGGCTTGTGTAACTGCACCACCTGAACCTGTAGCATATCCAATAGCACCTGTTGCTCCATTAGATAGAATATTACCTGTAACAGATAAATTACCTGCACCTGGGTCTGTAGTATTTCCTATAGATAGACCGCCATTGGACGTCATTCTCATACGCTCGGTATATGTTTCAGAACCTATTGCACCAGTATAGCCATAAAAAGCTATCCCTGAGCCAGGTACAGAATTTATTAAAGCACCATTACTGCCAGTAACATTGGCTAATTGAACTCCGCCACCCACATTGGCTGCTACTAATAATGTAGCTGAACCACCTGAAGGTGATGTAGCAGACCCAACTAATAATTTTGAGCTAGTACCATATAAATTAACACCAGGTATTCTCAAACTTGTTACAGAGCTATTACCTATTGTCACCTCATTAGACACTGTAGCAGCAGAAGCTGCTGCGTTATAACCTATGATGGTGTTGTTAGAGCCAGTAGTAAGGTTGTTAGTGCCTGATGCTCCTGCTGATGCGCCTAGTAAAGTGTTTTGAGCACCTGATGTAACAGCTTGACCAGCATTATATCCTATACCAGTATTATTAGATGCTGTATTGTTTAGTAGAGCAGATGAACCTACTGCCGTGTTAAAATTACCTGTAACATTAAATCTTAGAGCATAACGACCACTTGCCGTATTATCTCCACCTGTCGTATTGGTTGTTAATGAACCATATCCAATACCAGTATTATTTGCACCAAGAGTATTACTTGTTAAGGATATACTACCAATTGCTGTATTTTGTCCACCATTATTAGTAAATAAAGCACCTAACCCTACAGCAGTGTTATCAGATGCTGTTGTATTTGTATATAAAGTAGCTCTACCTACTCCTGTATTATTATTACCTGATGTTAATGCTGTTAAAGCAAGTTGTCCTACAGCAGTATTCAATGTTCCAGTAGCAGTAGCTGCCATAGCACTTGCACCAAGAGCTGTATTTGTAGCTACAGCACCACCACCCTTACCTACTGTTAATGTAGATATAGTAGAGTTATCAGTACCAAATGTAGCTGCTATGCCTGGTACTCTTAGTGATGTTACAGATGCGTTGCCTAGTGTTATTTCGTTAGATACAGTGGCAGAAGATGCTGCTGCTAGATATCCAATAATAGTGTTGTTAGAACCTGTGGTTAAATCGTTTGTACCTGAATAACCAGCTCTATTTCCTACTAATGTATTTTGTGCTCCAGTAACAGCAAAACCTGCTTGATAACCTAACCCTGTACTACTTGATGAAGTAGTATTTTCTCTTAAAGCAGTAAATCCAAATGCTGCATTTAAAGCTCCAGTTGTATTTTTACCTAAAGCACCACTTCCTACAGCAGTATTATTACTTGCAGTGGTATTAGCTCTTAATGGTTCAAACCCACCTGAATCTGCTGCACCAATAGCAGTATTATAAGAACCAGTAGTATTAACTCTTAATGCACCACTACCAACAACAGTATTACTTACCCCGCTAGTATTTGCAGGTAATGCTTGATATCCAACAGCAGTATTGTTAGTACCAGTATTTGTAGCATTAAGGGCTTGAAAACCTAAAGCTGTTGCAGTGGCTACAGCACCACCACCCTTACCTACTCTTAATCCATTTATAGTAATATCGCTTTCAATATCAGAATAAACAGCTTTACCAGCAGGGTAAGTTCCGAATACGTCTTTAACACCAGCACTAAAGTTGACAGCACTACCACCATTAGATGAAGCAAGAATACTTGTTCTAGCTAAAGTACCTGCACCTACTGTGCCTAAACCTACTTCCCATTCTGAACCTGTAGGCGTAGAAATAGTGTAGTAAGTTGTATTTGTGTTGCCGATAGCTGTGCTAAAAGATTGATAGCCTGTAGTAGCTCCAGCAAGCGTAAGCGTACCAGTGCCAGTAGTCGTGGAGGTCTCTTTGACCCTATCCTTTATTACTAAAGCCATTTATATTCCTTTATCGTTTAACGCTAAGTATTAAGATAATTCTACTGAAAGGTTGCCTGTAGCAATTTTAAATACATCGCCAGAAGTAATTGCTTTAGCTACGTCTAATGGTGTGTGATAAAGTAAGTTACCACCTGATAGTGCATCATTAATACCAATCCAACCTACTGTTCCCCATGAACCTGTTGCTGTTGGAAATGTGACATCGGCAGAGTTAGTAGATAAGCCACTAGAAGGAGCTCCAAACGTTACTGCTGTTCTAGCGTATGAGCCACCGCTAACTTCTGTACCACTACCTGCATCTGTAGGGTCTGAAGTCCATAATGATACATATACTGTGGCTACGGATGTGTATGTTGTGTTGCGTAGAGTTGCATTAATAAGTGCGTTCTCTAAATAGGTGCTTATTTCGGACATGTTTATTACTCCTGTATAAATTGGTTACTTTTTGCTAAATTTTCTGATTCTAATATTATTTGCAAATTAGATGGTATATGAAGTCCAGATACTAACTTACCTCTTAAAGGAACAATGTGGTCAACATGATATTTTCTTCCTTCAATGTTGCTTTTACGTTGTGCTACTTCATATATTCTTTTAATTTCTTGTCTATTAGACCATACAGGCACTCTTAATAACTTTGTTGCCCTTTTTCTAGCAGATTGTTCTAATACTTTTTCTGGGTATTTTAATGCCCATGATTTCATTTTTAATCTGTTGTTTGCTTGAAACTCAGGATTATGTTTATTTTTATGATAATACTTTTTAGCTGCTTCATTTAATCTATCTTTATGAGCATCATTCCATTTCTTAATAGCCTTTTTAACCTTTTCAGGATTATTTAAAGCATATTTCTTTTTTGCTTCTTTACTCATTATTATCGTGGAGTAACACTCAATGTAGTATAAGCATAAGTTTGTCCCAAATCACTTGTTTTAATGTTTGCTATTGCTCTATCATAAAGAGCAGACCATGTGGCTATTCTAGCATCGTTGAGTAAATACGGTTCTGCTTCTGCTAATGTGGCGTAAAGTAAAGCGTCTGGGTAGTATGCTAAGAACAAGTTACTAGATGTTGTAGTAGAGATAAATGTAGGTTGAGCATAGTATAGAATCTGAATAGTGTAATCAGAGTTTTGACTAGGTGCAAATTGGAACTCTGTGCCTAACATTGTAAAGTAATGTGAACGACCTGATAATGATGTTTGACCATTACGGAAAAATAAGTCAGGTGATTGATACTCTAAGATAATAGGTGGGTTACCTTGGAAGTGCATCTCTCTTAACTCTAAGAAGTCACTAGGAAACGCTACCTTATTATCAGAAGGTGTAGTAGTTGCAACCTTTAACATAGCTTCTGTTCGTAAGTCACGACTCATTCTTAATTGAGCCATCTGAACAAAGTCAGGAATAACACTTGTTAAGTC